ATGGCGCTGTCTGATGCGTGGTTGCGTTCAGTCGTTGGAAAGGAACGTGATAAGGTTTTGGTTAAATCCGATCGTGATGGTCTGTCTGTCAGAGTATCACCGAAAGGTCGCGTAGTGTTCCAATATCGTTATCAATGGGCAGGGAAAGGTGAGCGCCTTGATATCGGAACTTACCCGGCAACTGGATTAAAAGAGGCCAGAGAAGAAGTTATCCGTCTCCGTGGTGAACTCGAGTCAAACCGCAATCCACGATTAGTCAAGCAGGCTGAAAAACGAAAAGCTACTGAAGCCATGACGGTAGAGTCTGTGATCCGTGCCTGGTATGAAGCATATTGTGTAAAAAATAAAAAAGGTTCTGAACAGATACTCCGCTCGTTTGAGCTGCACCTGTTCTCTAAAATCGGGAATATCCCTCACGATGCAGCTACATTGCATGATTGGTTAGAAGTCCTGGAGCCTCTTAGCACCAAGACTCCAGCAATAGTAGACCGATTGCTAATTAACGCAAAGCAGGCTCATGTCTGGGCGTATAAGAGAAAGCTCATTGAAACTCGCCCACTGTCGGATATCACGGGTAAAGATATGGATATCCGTAAAGGTCAGAAAAAACGGTTTCTGACACATGATGAAATTAACATCCTTTATGCTGCGATCGATGGTTCTCGAATGGTTCCTAAATACCGAGCCTTCATTAAACTATTGCTGCATTTTGGTTGCCGTAGTTCAGAGCTAATTACTGCTAGGGTGGATGATTTTGATTTCATAAATAAGGTATGGACTGTACCACCAGAACGACATAAGACTGGGGACATAACAGGCGAACCGCTAAAGCGGCCCATTATTGAACCGGTTGAAGAGCTTATAAAATACGTTATCTCTATGAACAACGGTTCCGATATGCTTTTTACTAAGGAAGGAAGCAGGGAGCCAGTTGGTCGGACATCATTGCAGTCGCTGCCTTACAATTTAATGCAGTTCGCATGGCGACGTTTGGGGTATCAATTTCCTCATTGGTCTCTTCATGATTTGAGACGAACAGCACGAACAAATTTTTCTGATCTTACTGCTCCTCATATTGCTGAAATAATGCTTGGTCATAAACTGCCAGGTGTATGGCAAGTTTATGATAAGAGCGATTATCTAGAAGAACAGCGTAAAGCTTACTGGGCATGGTGGGAGAGGGTTGAATCGATCGTTACTTGTACTGACTTAATCTCCAACGGACAGTTTGCGTAGCCAGAGCGTAATCATATCTGCCAGTCCGCTGCGGATACCTTGTGTACTGGGTTTTTAGCCAGACTACGTTAACCGGTAGCTTCAGTATTTGGGGTGTCGGCAGGAGTTTGATGGTTTATTGGGTTACTGTGGGACTAAGGATGTAGGGATGCCAATCGATGAATTATGAAAAATATCATAGCACAAACAGAAGCAAGGGTTTGCGAACCTTCTGCTACTTAATTTATTATGTGCAGGTGATTTTTAATGTGATGAAGTGTTTTATGACTCGCGGAAACTTTGATTTTATAAACTCTAACGTGGTTTTCTCAGAAGCCGATAAGTCATTGTGGATTGATCTCATTAACACCGATTGTATTTGGTATGATATGATAATTAATCCTCCTGATGATATAAGAACAAATAAGATAATAAAGAACTATCTCAGAATTATGGAAAAATATACGAGGGAAAGCTGTGAAAAGAGATTTATTTATTTCTTAGGTTCAAGAAAAAAAGTGAGGTTTTCAACCAAGAAACAGCCTAGGTATAACCCATTCACAAAAAATATAGTATTCACTCTGTTGATTGGCAAAGAAGAGCGAAAGCTTCGGATAAAATATTCCTTTTGCACGTTTACGCAGAATGGGGTAGTGAAGGTAACTCCAAATGTTAGAGTAACTGAGAAGTTTCTCTACATTGAATATGAAAATGGCAATTTATGTGTGATGTCAGTTCATGATTTCGTAAACGGACATTATATTGATTTAGGAATTCATACAGAAGTGCATTACGTAGGATATACACGTCATCCGCATCGGCGCCCTGTTGATTTTATTCACCGTGGCTTATCAAAGATGCTGTATAGCGTTTCAAATGACGATAATGATTTTTTTGTTTGTTTTAGTATATTTAATCCAAGGATTATATCTCTGAATAATAAATGTAATGTGGTCTTTAATATTTCAAATTCTCTACTGGATGAAATTGATGTTGATAATGAGGGGAGAATTATTGAAAACTGCTTAATACGTTACTTTGATCCTAAGCTTCAAGATGATGACAAGGAAAGTAAAAGGTCAGATTTAAATAAAATGTTTATGGACCTGGTGGAAAATAAAAAAATTAAAAAAATATACGTTAATTTTCAATATGAAAGGAATAATGAGTATTTCTGCTTTTACTCTAAAGTTGTTCCGCCGAAATTTCATCATTTCTTTGTGTTGGATTTTTCTGATGGCAAGATAAATATTGATAGAGACCAGGATATGATGACTCAGATGGCATTGTGCATGGGGTATTATAATTATTAATATTTCGCCTGATGCCAACTCAAAATCTTTTTTGTCGCATCCATTGTGGATTAATATTCAGAGGTAAGGGGTATCTGCGGAATTTATATTTTGCAGGATGAGCATACAATACATGATATAACATCTGTTTTTGGCACAGAGCATATAGTCAGATTATGTTTAGTTCTGTGCCATAGATGGATATTATCTCACCTCTTGGCTAACTCTCATTACTCAATAACTCCAGCAAATCTGTATATTTTGCGTGATGCCCATTTATTTGGGCAGGATTTAATATCAGGATCTGGAAAATCTGGCCTGTATTTCTGGCCAGTCCTCCTGTTTACGCTGTTCCAGCGAAGCACCGTCGATATTGAAACGCCACAGAATTCGGCGACTTGTTTTGTTGTCATTAAGTTGTTCATTGCTACCCCTCCAGCGGTTGTTCAGTTGAAAGACTCATGCGCATGTGCGTAACTCCGATAACTCGTTAAAGCGTTCCATAAACATCCCGTAGGCATGGCCTGGCGACAGTGGAATAACTTTGAACATCTCTGTGGCAGAGATGCCTTCCAGTACTGGCCAGAAAGAGCCATCATCAAGCCCGAGATCGCGGCGTTCGGTTGCCAGCATGATGAGATCGGCATATTTCACGGGTGTACTCATAACCGGGGGTAACCCGTATTTCTCACGGATTACTGTGTCTATTTTTTCTTCCATCCGTTTATAGTCAGGAAGAAAGCGTTTCAGTGGTGCGGGGATGTCCTGGCAATACGCTTCTGTTGCATCATGCATTAACGCTTCAAAAGCAAATTCCTGCGGTACCAGCTGGCTGCAAAGCACCGCATGTTGGGCGACGCTGTAGAAGTGTGAAAGATGACCGGCAAAGCGACAGATATTTGAAAGGGAAACCGCGATATCGTTAATATCGATGTCGTCTTTATTTATCCTGTCATAATAAAAATGCTTCCCGGAAAAAGTTTTAATAAATGACATTTTGTTCTCCACGTATATGCGTTGCACCGTGCTGAATTCTGGTAAAAGGAAGCCCTCACCATCTGGCGATTATTGGGTAAATTATGTTGACATAAATGCCCCCGCAGGGGCATTTGCAGTAATGAAATCAGGCGGTGAAAGTACCAATAAAGGTTTCTACTTTGCTGTCTTTGAATTTCTCAACAAGCAGATCACGAAATTCGTTAGCCATTTCTTCCTGCACCGCTTCCAGCTGAATAATGCGCAGAACCAGTACAGGACGATCGCCAGTGATAATGCTGAGGCGTAATTTAAACGGACGTTCTTTCAGACCTTCAAACGGAACGCATTTAAATTCAAATGCCACTGGCATAATGTCTTTGGTCTTCGCTTCGACAGACTCCATCAGGGAGCGTTTGCCGCTGAAGTCATTATCTTCAAAATCAGCGGTCTGGTTCGCTTCAATTGTGATTTTACGGATCGCCGCAGCCGCTTTGGTTGCCTGAATGGCGTCACCATTAGCATCAAAGCCCACAAGGTAGTCGGCCCAGTCTTCAATCCATTCTGCCAGTGACTTCTGGGAGTTACGCTCGCCGTTAACAGACAACAGGGCAGAGAACGGTGCTGTCTTTTTCAGTTTGAGAGTGGCGGTGTTATCTGCGTGACCTGGTTCATCAATAGTACCCAGGTTAAGCACACTGACTGCTCGCATATTATCGGCATCGATAAAGCAGCGGGTGCCTTCATCTGCAAGATCTTTAGAATAACGGGTAAAGTCATCGATGCTGGCAGTGGAAAGCGCACCACGGAAACGGAAGCGATTTAAATTAAATTTTTCCAGATCATGAATGCGGAAATTCTCAGGCAATGCCACAGCATCGGCACCAATCTTACTGATAATTTCATTAACACCCTGAGCAGAAATAAGGGCATGGATTTGATTAATTGCGGTTGCGTCTAAGTTCTGAGACATAATAAGTCCTCACTATATAAAGATATTCAGTGATGAGATAAATAATCGGTTAATTAAGAACGATATTAATGACCTGCTGCGCGGAGTTTTCCGTCAGGTTCACCGGCAAGAGTCAGTAATTGTCCCTGGTCTTCCTGCAGAATAGTCAGGCGACCACCGCGATTGACATACATCGGCGTTTCGGTGGTGTCTTCTTCGGAAATTTTCCCGCGGTTAGTCGGGCGAACATATGAGAGTTTGTGTTTGATTTTCACACGGTTCTCATCAAATGGTTCGATTTCCAGGTTGAGTGAGACCTTACCTTTGGTTTTCGTGTTCATCACACCGGAAGCGACTTCACTGAGAACTGCGCCGATTTTGGTTTCAAATACGCCGCCGTCCAGCTCCCCGATAAATGCCTGCACATCAGTACTGCGTTCGCTAGCCATTTTGCTGCTCCTCATCATATCGACCCTGCAAGGTCGGTTGGTTTCTCCACAAAACAGAGAAGAACACCTGCGGTGGCAGCCGCCCGGATGGATTGGGTTATGAGCCCGTCGTCCGGTGATGCTCTTCTCTGTTTTGTAAAAAGAGCGGTACCAGCCGGAAGCAAGTGTACAAACTGGTACCGCCAAAGCAGTGGCTGTTGTGGTGACCGGTGCTGATCTCCGGCTTGCGGTTATTTCAGACTCTCACGGGCGTTTAATTGCCCCGCCGAACAGCTCTTTTCCGCAATAGCTGCAATGTCTTTCGCGCATCAGCCTGCGCATTCACCACAACGCTGAGAGCACTTAGCCAGTTACGGCACCACACTTTGTCGCGGTTCCATAAATGCCCTCATCGTTGCACCCTGGTCTCTTCCCAGGCGTCAAACCGAATCGCCACGCTGGTTAGGCGTCTTATCAGCATCATCATTGACTTGCACATTCCGGCTACCTGGTTTGTTTGCTCGAGCAAGGAGTGGATTGTCCCCTTTAACGTCACCAGACCGCTAACGACGCATGTGCCATACGCCGTATTACAACCAAATTTTGTTAGTACCTTGTTTGTTGGTCTGGAAAGAAAGATAAAATGAAGTTGCGCATTATGCAAGTGTTTTATTGCGAGACATGCAATTTTATGGGAAATGAAAAGCCACCTTTGGGTGGCTAATTGATGAGGAGGTAAGGGTTAATTGTGTCGCTTAAGGGTTTGTGACTGGCTGATTAAGACCTTTCCAAAGACCATAAACCGGTGTTCATTTTCGCTGGTAATTCCCCATTCACGGTAAATCTGGTTATCAGAAATCACCAGTAGTTTGTCAGGTATCATTTGCAGTCGTTTGACATAAATTTTATCATCAAAACCAAATACATAGATACCATCTCCATCAAACTGATTGATACTGACATCAACGAAGATGAGATCTCCTGGCTCAATGGTTGGACACATACTGTCCCCACGAACGTTGATAACTTTAATGTGATTGGCTGGTCGTCCGCCAAACATCGATACAGCATTATCAGTTCTGTATTCAATGGCATGAATCACATCAATGACATCACCGCCCTGGATAAGGCCATTTCCCGCACTGGCACTGACATCCAGCATTTCAATACGGAATACATCCTTCACCTGCGCAACATCCTCACTAATACTGTTTTTACATACAGTATTACTTTTGAAGTCTGAGGTAAAGAGATCAGCAATATCAACACCTAAGCTCCTGGCAATATTACTCAGGGCTTGTTCAGTGAATTGTTTCTGCTTACCTGTTTCCAGGCGCGAGATATTCGCCGCATCCACTCCTATTGCTTCAGCGAGATCGGCGATTTTCATGTTCTTCGCCTGGCGAAGTTGTCTGACTCGATTTCCTATGTTCATGCGTTTATTACATTTCTTTATTGCGCGTTAAGCAAATCAACTTGCGCAAAATATTTGCGTGAAATAATATGCTCATCACGCAATATGTGGAGGTTATATGCAATCACCATTACGAAATGTGCGTAAGGCGCACGGGCTTACTTTGCAGCATGTTGCTGCGGGCGTTCAGGTTAATCCAGCAACGCTGAGTCGTATTGAGAGACTGGAACAAATTCCATCTATCGATCTTGCAGAGCGTCTGGCCAATTTTTTTAAGGGAGAAATCAGCGAAATGCAGATTCTCTATCCTGCACGCTTTCAATCTAGTCAAAACCGGAATGAGTTAAAACCACAGGAACAGGAGGTAAGCCGTGGGTAAGCATCACTGGAAAGTGGAAAAACAACCTGAGTGGTACGTGAAAGCTATCAGAAAAACTATCGCGGCATTGCCAGGTGGTTACGCTGAAGCTGCTGACTGGCTGGATGTAACAGAGAACGCATTATTTAACCGCCTTCGTGCCGATGGCGATCAGTTTTTTCCGTTGGGATGGGCAATGGTTTTACAGCGTGCGGCTGGTACTCACCACATTGCGGATGCTGTCGCACAGTCTGCTGGTGGGGTGTTTGTATCACTTCCAGAAATTGAGGAAGTAGAGAACGTTGATATCAACCAACGTCTACTGGAAGTTATTGAACAGATCGGGAGTTACTCAAAGCAGATTCGTTCGGCAATCGAAGACGGGGTAGTGGAGCCACATGAGCAGACAGCAATTAATGATGAGTTGTATCTGTCGATTTCGAAGCTCCAGGAACATGCGGCACTGGTCTACAAAATTTTCTGCGTTCCAGAAAAGAGTGACGCCCGCGAGTGTGCAGCTCCGGGCGTCGTGGCGTTTTGTGTCTGTGGAGAAACTAACGCATGAACAGTTTAACGGCAAATAACCGTTGGTCGCAACAGCTGGTGGTCCGCGTGGCTGAACACCTGTTGTTACGGCATGAATGCAGATTACCAAATCACCTGGCTGTAAGTAACCACAGAGAACTTTACCTGACTGTGGGGGGCGAGTTGTGCAGGAACTTAACCGCTGGTTTCGTGACGGAAGAGGACTTTATGTTCATGTTATTCGTTGGGAGCCAGAAACACAGCGCGTTATCTATCTTCGCAAAGACTACCCGCATGAGTGCTTTAGTCCTTTGTGGAAATTCAGGCGTGATTTTGTTGAGTGTGAAGGACCACCAGCACATTGATTCTGCCATTCCGGGACGTTACACTGTTCAGGCACCTTATAAAGCGGGTGCCGGGCGTGGAAACCCGGAATTCACCAAAGCGCACAACCGCGCTCTTGCGGTTTTTTTGTGTCATGAGCAGCATTACGCCCAAATTATGGTGGGGCGTGCAGGGCCAACTTCGGTTGGGCCGGGTTCTTTGGTGACCGGTATTTCCACCCCTGTACGTCTCACCACCAATAAGGTCGTGGAAAGCCTTGGTGGTGAGTTATTTAAAATCACCAAAGAGGCTGCCATCATGGCTACGATCCCAACCCTCACTCAACCTGAAATTGCCATCGTTGATGGTCAGGCTGTTACTTCATCCCTGGCTGTTGCCAACTTCTTCTCCAAACGTCATGACGATGTACTGAAAAAGATCCGCACGCTTGAATGCTCCGCATCATTCACTGCCCGCAATTTTTCGGTGAGTGATTACACCGATTGCACAGGCCGCAAACTACCTTGCTATCAAATAACCCGCGACGGCTTTGCGTTTCTTGCTATGGGTTTCACGGGTAAACGTGCTGCCCAGTTCAAAGAGGCATACATCAATGCCTTTAACCAGATGGAGAAACAGCTTTCAAGGCCCGCTGTACCGAGCGACGTTGCACATAACGCCAGCGTTCTCTGTTCCTACATTTCATCAATTCATCAGGTCTGGCTGCAGCAGCTTTATCCTATGTTGGCAAAAGCCGAATCTCCGCTGGCTGTTAGCTTATATGACTATATTAATGATGCTTCGGCGCTGGCCTGCCTCATAAATTTGTCGCTGAACCCTTCAGAGGTAAGGGGGCGCAAATGATCCGGAATATTTTCAAACGTTTTACCAATCAGACTTTCCGTTGTCCTCGTCCGGGTCAGTGGTACACCACGCCTGCAGGGCATGTTCTACGTGTTAGCCTGGTTGACCGTGAATGTCAGAAGGTGGTTTGTGAACCGCTGGGCCGTAATTACCGCGTCAGTATGCCGCTTATAGCCTTTCGCTCCAGAAAAAACATGAAGCATCTCGGAGGTGCAGCATGAGTATGGAGCTGATGGTTAAAGCGATGAAAATTCGAGTGGGTAATCCATTGCGAAAACTGGTTCTGATCAAGCTGGCTGATAATGCCAGCGATCAGGGTGAGTGCTGGCCCAGCTACCAGCATATTGCTGACCAGTGCGAGATTAGCAAACGTTCTGTGATGAATCATATTGCGGCCCTTTGTGATTCCGGGCTGGTAAAAAAAGTCACCCGGAAAGGTGAAAAAGGTAACTCAAGTAATATCTATCTCCTTCATCTTGATGGTGCAGGAGATTCACTAGGGGGTAGTGCAAATAATTCACTATCTGGTGCAGCAAATTCACCAGGTAGTGCAGGAGTTGCACCAGGGGGTGGTGCAGGAGATTCACCCAGAACCAGTCACTCTTTTGAACCAGTCAAAGAACCAGTCAATGAACCAATAGCTGTTGGTGCATCTGCTGATGAGTCTGTGCGAGTTCGTTCAAACCGACCGGAATACTCTCCGGAGTTTGAGCAGGCATGGCTGGCATACCCCAAACGTGCTGGTGGCAATTCAAAATCTGCAGCCTTCAAAGCCTGGAAAGCCCGTTTGAATGAGGGGGTAAAACCCGAAACCATGCTGGAAGGTGTGAAACGCTACGCGGGCTGGGTATCTGCGATGGGTAACAGCGGCACACAATTTGTGAAACAGGCTGTCACGTTCTTTGGTCCGGATCGTCATTTCGAAGAATCCTGGGAAGTTCCTGCGGTATCTGCAGCCAGACGCGAGGACCCGTACTTCAAAGCCAGTTACGACAACGTGGACTACAGCCAGATCCCGGCAGGATTCAGGGGGTGATCATGAGTCTTTTGAATGAAGTTCAGAAATTCATTGAAGCCCATCCGGGGTGTACTTCCGGAGACATTGCGGATGCTTTTGCAGGTTACTCACGGCAGCGCGTTCTGCAGTCAGCAAGCAAGTTACGTCAGAGTGGGCGTGTGGCTCACCGTTGTGAAGGGGATACACGCAGACATTTCCCGCGCCTGACTGAGAGAGCGCAGGAGCCGGAACCACAACCAGTTCGTGAAACCAGACCTGTGCGCAATTTCTATGTCGGCACTAACGATCCCCGGGTGATTTTGTGCCTGACCCGCCAGGCGGAAGAATTGGAGTCCAGGGGCTTATACCGTCGTGCTGCAACGGTGTGGATGGCGGCATTCCGTGAAAGCCACTCCCAGCCAGAACGAAACAATTTTCTGGCGCGTCGTGAGCAGTGTTTACGGAAAAGCAGCAAGCGCGCTGTATCGGGTGATGAGTGGTATCTGTCAGGGAATTACGTGGGGGCTTAATGAGTAATAAATATTGCCAGGAGCTGGTGGAACTGCGGAACAAACCAGCCCATGAACTGAAGGAAGTGGGTGATCAGTGGCGCACGCCGGACAACATTTTCTGGGGAATTAACACCCTGTTTGGCCCGTTTGTTCTGGATCTGTTCACTGACGGTGATAACGCCAAATGTGCTGCGTATTACACGGCGGAAGACAACGCGCTGGCGCATGACTGGTCAGAACGTCTTGCGGAGCTTAAAGGGGCTGCCTTTGGTAATCCCCCATACAGCCGCGCCAGTCAGCATGAGGGGCAATACATCACCGGCATGCGTTACATCATGAAACATGCCAGTGCCATGCGTGATAAGGGTGGGCGCTATGTTTTCCTGATCAAAGCTGCCACCAGCGAAGTGTGGTGGCCGGAAGATGCGGATCATATTGCTTTTATTCGCGGGCGTATTGGTTTTGAACTGCCTGCCTGGTTTATCCCGAAGGATGAGAAGCAGGTGCCGACAGGCGCTTTCTTCGCTGGTGCTATTGCTGTTTTCGATAAGACCTGGAAGGGACCGGCAATCAGCTACATCGGGCGCGATGAACTTGAGGCATGTGGTGAGGCGTTTCTGGCGCAGGTTCGCCAGCAGGCGGAAAAACTGCTCAGGGAGATGGCGGCATGACGACGTTAACTCAATGCCAGCAGCAGGTGCTGGATATGCTGATTTCTTATCAGAAAGAACGTGGCTTCCCGCCAACCAATCAGGAGGTGGCAACCATGCTGGGATACCGTTCAGTGAATGCAGCGGTGGAGCATCTTCGCGCACTGGAGAAAAAAGGCGTCATCACGATAAAGCGTGGTGTGGCCCGGGGGATAACGCTTCATACCGCGGTGAAGGACGACGACAGCGAGGCAGTCGGGATTATCCGCGCACTGCTTGCCGGTGAGGAAAACGCAAGGCTGCGTGCAACCCACTGGTTACATGAGAGGGACCTGAAAGTATGAAGCTGATCCTGCCTTTTCCGCCCAGCGTGAACACGTACTGGCGACACCCCAACAAAGGGGCGTTTGCTGGTAAGAGCCTGATAAGCGCGGCGGGGCGAAAATTCCAGAGCGCGGCGTGCGCAGCAATAGTTGAGCAGTTACGTCGTCTGCCGAAACCAACGTCGGCACCTGCTTCAGTGGAGATCGTGTTGTTTCCTCCGGATAACCGGATCCGCGATCTGGACAACTATAACAAGGCGCTGTTTGACGCCCTGACCCACGCGGGTGTGTGGGAAGACGACAGTCAGGTGAAAAGAATGCTGGTGGAGTGGGGACCGGTTATCCCGGAAGGGAAGGTCGAGATCACTATCAGTAAGTACGAGAAAACGGCGGGTGCAGCTGCCTGATTAAGAGGAGAAACGAAGTATGAATAATCTGATGGTTATTGATGGTATTGAAGTTCGTCGTGATGCTTATGGGCGTTACAGCCTGAACGATCTGCACAGGGCTGCTGGTTCTCTGGATAAGCATAAGCCTGCATTCTGGCTCCGCAATGAGCAAACTGAGCATTTAATAAGCGAGTTGCAGATTTGCAACTCGGTCAATATAGAGCCAGTTAACGTTATTCGTGGCGGAAATAACCAGGGGACGTATGTCTGCAAAGAACTGGTGTATGCCTATGCAATGTGGATCAGCCCGTCATTCCATCTGAAGGTGATCCGTACTTTCGATATGGTAACCAGCGCACCGGAAAAATTATCCGGGCAGGCTGCTGACAAGATGCAGGCTGGAGTGATTCTGCTGGACTTTATGCGCAGGGAGTTAAACCTGTCTAACTCTTCAGTGCTTGGGGCCTGTCAGAAACTCCAGGAGGCTGTTGGCTTACCGAATCTGGCACCGCGCTATGCCATTGATGCTCCTGCTGACGCGCCTGATGGCTCAAGCCGCCCCACGCTGTCACTGAGTGCACTGCTGAAACAGTATGGTATCCGCCTGACGGCTAATCAGGCATATCACCAGATGGTGAAGCTGGGGATCGTCGAGCAGCGCGAACGATACAGCCGTACCGCGATTAACAACATCAAAAAATTCTGGTCGCTGACAGCGAAAGGCTGCATGTTCGGCAAGAACATCACCAGTCCCGCAAATCCGCGCGAGACGCAGCCGCACTTCTTCGAATCCCGATTCCCTGAGCTGTTAAAGCTGCTCGATACCGTTCATTGAGGTGACCGTGAGAGCACTACTGACCCCTGAAATTGCCCCGCGTATGGGGATCGTATTGTTCAGACCCGGTTCAGAGCTGATGCCCCTGTTTATGCAGGGGCGTGTCCTGCTGGAGCCTGAGCCGGAACGTTATTCATCTTTCGCCAGTGGTGCCGTTCCGGCGGCATCACAACCACTGGCGGATGATCCTGCCATTCGGGCCGTGTTCCGCAATGAGGCTGTGATCCGTCGTGCTGGTGGCGTGGAATGTCTTGAAAGCTGGTTACTTCGTGAAAAAGGCTGCCAGTGGCCTCATTCCGACTGGCACAGCGAGAACATGACCACAATGCGACACGCGCCTGGCGCAATCCGTCTGTGCTGGCACTGTGATAACCAGCTGCGCGAGCAGTTCACGGAACGGCTGGAATCAATGGCAACGGATAACTGTGCCCGCTGGGTGTTGTCTGTCGTGCGTCGGGATCTCGGGTTTGATGATAGTCACGTTGTGACAATGCCGGAACTGTGCTGGTGGCTGATTCGTAATGATCTGGCGGATGCCTTACCGGAAAGTGCAGCCCGTAAGGCACTGAGATTACCGAAGCCTGTTGTGCCGTCTGTTACCCGGGAAAGTGACCTTGTGCCTTCGGTTCCTGCCACCAGCATCATCCAGGATAAGGCGAAAAAGGTGCTGGCGCTGAAAGTGGATCCGGAGTCGCCGGAGTCTTTTATGTTACGCCCAAAACGTCGCCGCTGGGTTAATGAAAAGTACACGCGCTGGGTTAAGACACAGCCGTGTGCATGTTGTGGAAAGCCTGCTGATGATCCCCACCACCTGATAGGCCACGGTCAGGGGGGAATGGGTACAAAAGCGCATGACCTCTTTGTGTTGCCTTTGTGCAGAAAGCATCACGACGAGCTGCATGCGGATACCGTGGCATTTGAAGAGATGTATGGCTCCCAGCTGGAGCTGATATTTCGTTTTATCGATCGTGCGCTGGCAATTGGCGTGCTGGCCTGATTTTTGTGGAGTAAGTTGATGCGTGATATGTATGAAGTATTGGACCGCTGGGGAGCATGGGCTGCAGCAGACAACAGTGGTGTGGACTGGCAGCCGGTAGCAGCAGGCTTCAAGGGGCTTTTACCTCATGGCAAAAAGTCACGGATTCAGTGTGATGATGACGAAGGCATTATGATAGACAGTTGTGTGGCTCGGTTGAGAAGGTATAAACCAGAGGAATATGAGCTCATCATAGCCCACTTTGTTATTGGTATCTCATTACGCACTATTGCCAAAAAGAGAAGGTGCTCTGATGGCACTATTAGGAAGGAGTTGCAAACCGCAATCGGTTTTATAGAGGGGGTTGTAAGTATACTTGTGTAAAATAATAAAAGGCGGTAGTACCGCCTTAATGATCGAATCGTTGTATGTTTTCATGGAATCTACAAAAGTGAATAGATATTTTGAATAGTAAAATGTAGAAACCAACTTGACTTAAAGTTATGGCTTTGCATTTATCATTCAAGAGTTTTTGTAATTCTTCCGTTGGTAATTGGTATACATCATCAAGAAAAACGATGCATTCTTCTAAGTTGTCTGATTCAGGAAGATAAAAAATATTAGTAATTAACTGCTTCCTTATAGCATCAATTTTGCTATCTATTGAAGTCTTAGAAACTCCGTTGGAGAGAAGAATAGCTTCGAACTTAGATAAACTTACTAACGGAGCAAAGACTGCACGCATTGGCACATCACGATTATTACTTGTATCTATATCGCAACTGTTGCTTAATATAATTCCTCGTGTTTTTTTAGTCCCTTTAATTGAATATACTGTAAGCTCCTTAAATATATCTCCCTGAAGTGCAGCATTTTTCAGATCATCATGATAATTGGTAAGGTAGTAGTTAGTGTTTTCAGGGAAATCTCTAAGTGCATTTATTAGCCCTTCTTTTTGAGGAGCTGTTAAATAATATGGAATTTGATCTTTGAATTTCTCGATATCAAAAATGTTATTACTCATCACTTAATCCAAGTATAAATCCCACAGTGAAGCATGAACGACTTTATTTATTTCACTGCCTAAAGACACCTGGTTTGTTGATAATTTTTCATAAAAGTTTGTCATCGAGACTGCAAGTCTTTGATCAACTGAGATTGTGCTCCCTGCTTTATATGTTTGTGTGATGGAATGAACTGAATCGGTAGTTGAAGACTTATACTCCAAAGCGTGATTTTTGACGATTAAACTTTGTTGAGGACCATGCTGTTGATTTTGGGCAATGTCTGTTAATGCTGTTATATGCAGACCATATAAAACCAAAGTTAATACTTGAAGTTGAGCTCGATAAACATGATGAGACGGATACATATCATACCACCATTTCTATTTGTAGGATGGTTCTAGTTCTTGAATTGTTGACTCTTTAAGGCAACTAAAGAAAGCTAATTTATTACAGGAGTGAAGATCATCAAGAATTTTTTTGGGTTCGTTTTTAAACTTATCTATTTCATCAGTATTAGTGATTTGCCTAATACTGTCTATGTCTAGGATTAGTCCTTTTTTATTAAATTCTCCATTATCTGACATGACTAAAGCATGAGATAATATTTGAATTATATTTAGAAATGCGCCTTCATTTTTATCGATTCTGATATTGATCGGATAATTAGACATAGACTCGCCAGCCATATTTAAGCTGACGTTTAGCTTATCAAATAAATTAGAATCGTCTTCTTTTGGGAAAAAATCTACATACTTTAATGAGTAGCGGATGATGTTGTCATTTAAATTTAATTTGTTAAGCTCATTTAATACATGAATGATTTTTTCTCTAAAATGACTCCACCCTTGATATTTGGTGCTGGTGGATACAACAACACCATGGTCACTTAGTCCAATATAGTACCCTTCGATTTCGAGGCGACTGACAACTGCGTAATGTAATTGTTCATCTCCCTCACGAACATTTTTAGGTATTTGACTGGGTGGTAAACTAATTACTGGTTTTGTACAACCTAGAGCGTGAAAAAGAAACCCTGGAACTATTTCCGATATTTGTGTTTCTTTAGAAAAACGCATTTCGAAAGCAGCTTCGATTACTGGTTGTTTTGATAGAGATGTTGGAATGAGCATTTAAAACCCATAGTATGTTTTATGAGCTGATTGGATTTTGAGCATAGCTACCGCACGAATCTTCGAGGGAGATCCAAACATGTGCCTAATGTCGCATCATGCTCAAGGCGGCATAAATTTTGTTTACTGAGTATAAGATTAACAACCATTAACTTCCATCAAAAATGCTAACGCGTACGCAAAAACTATTGTATCGTGTTAAGAGTGGTCACTTCGCCACACAGCTTAAACCCGCCGTCGAGCGGGTTTGTCGTTTCTGGACCCGGCTATTTGTTGAGCCTGGTCTATACCGCAGTTATCCATTGGCTCGGCCTCTTTTACGTTTCCGCTTCTGATTTGCGGTACATGATGTTCCCTCAATTTGCACCTCCTGTATTGGCGAGGTGAGAGATAACTACAAATGCCTCATAACCCAAATACCTGGCTGGAGTTGGTCCAGAGCTGGTGGCGTGGAGACACACCGCTGGGCGCAGTGATTATGTCGATTGTTATGGCTGGTTTACGTATTGCCTATTTTGGCGGTGGTGGCGGCTGGAAGCGAAAAACACTCGAAATTCTACTCTGTGGTGCTCTGACGCTGACTTTTGCATCCGCTCTTGAGTATGTCGGATGGCCTAAATCACTATCTGTTGCCATTGGTGGTGGGGTGGGGCTGATCGGTGTCGATGCTATTCGTGGGGCTGCAATGCGAGTAATCGGTAACAAATTTGGTGGCTCTAAGGAGTAATTTATGCAGGTACTAAATTCCCAGCGTAAAGCTTTCCTCGATATGGTGGCTTGGTCAGAAGGAACGGATAACGGACGACAACCGACACGTAACCACGGTTATGACGTTATTGTTGGTGGTGAACTCTTCAGTGATTACTCCGATCACCCTCGCAAACTTGTCACGCTAAACCCGAAACTCAAGTCAACAGCCGCCGGACGTTACCAGCTTCTTTCACGCTGGTGGGATGCTTACCGTAAGCAGCTTGGCCTGAAAGACTTCTCCCCCAAAAGCCAGGACGCAGTGGCATTGCAGCAGATTAAAGAACGTGGCGCTTTACCGATGATTGATCGCGGTGATATCCGTCAGGCAATCGACCGTTGCAGCAATATCTGGGCTTCACTGCCGGGGGCTGGTTATGGTCAGTTCGAGCATAAGGCTGACAACCTGATTGCAAAATTCAAAGAAGCTGGCGGAATGGTCAGAGAGATTGAGGTATGAGCAGAGTAACCGCGATTATCTCCGCTCTGGTTATCTGCATCATCGTCTGCCTGTCATGGGCGGTTAATCATTACCGTGATAACGCCATCGCCTACAAAGAACAGCGAGATAAAAAAGTCAGTGAGCTGAAGCAGGCGACCGCCACCATTACTGACATGCAGCAGCGCCAGCGTTCTGCTGATGCACTCGATGCTAAATACACGAAGGAGTTAGCTGATGCGAAAGCTGAAAATGATGCTCTTCGGCGCAAGCTTGATAATGGTGGTCGGGTGTTCGTCAAAGGAAAATGCCCTGTGCCATCCTCAGCCGAAACCTCCAGCGCCTCCGGCATGGGCAATGATGCCACCGTCGAACTCTCTCCAGTTGCTGGACGAAACGTTCTCGGTATCCGGGACGGAATTATCCGCGACCAAACAGCACTGAGAACGCTTCAGGAATACATCAGGACGCAATGCCTTCGATGATAGCGATAATTTTACTCATCATCCTTCACATCTGGCTCTGTAGACAGGGTGGTGATCACTTCTGGAGTGAATCCAGATTAAACATCTCATTGCTGATGCTTGATATTGAGCATCTTGCGCGCGGTAAGGGGCTGCGTTGAGATAAGAGCCAGTCATTACAAATACCAGGATTTAGCCTCGCATTCGCGGGGCTTTTTATTGCCATTACAAAAGCCACTCCCTACAGAGTGGCTTTGATAATGGCTTATACCCTACACGGGATAGCTTAACTGATATCCCTTTTAACGGATAAAGGTATTCAAGCCTGACACATCATGCGCTGTATCGTCGCCGTATTCCCGTATTAACAGAGACCGTAGCCCGACGGGGAACTCCTTCTGCGCGAGTGTGCGGGAATAATCAAAAACGATGCACACCGGGTTTTTACCGCGTTTATGGTTCGCGGGTTTGTCCCTCATGCTCGCCAGTCCTGTGCGGGGGTGGAAGAAACAGGACACTTACACAGATTCTTGTGGGCACGATGCTATGCCTTTCTGGATTATCCCGATGCCATTCATGCAAGGCGTTGTATCAGACGTTCGTCAGAGCTGTCAGGCTGACGGGTCCTCCCGGTGGGGTGGCCTACCACGGGGCGGGAGCGTCGCGGAAAAAGGCTAGTTTTTGAAATTTCATTCGTCATCACCACTGCTGTAATTGATTGATATTACAGTAGTTTTATTTTTGCAGTGTCGATTTTGATTGTTTTTTGTTCATCACTAACACCGTTTGCCTAAAGTTGTTCGCAAGATGCATGTTTAAAACATTCTGGAGCGGGTATGGATCGAGAGTTAAAAAATCTGACGCTGAATATCAGTCAACTGGCGGCACTGTCAGGTGTACATCGCCAGACTGCTGCGGCAAGGCTGCAAAATCTACCCGTTGCAGGGGGGCATGAAAGCAACCTCAAGCTTTATCGGGTGGTTGATATTGTGTCGGCATTTCTGGCATTGCCACCGCCGGTTGCAGAAGGCGAAATGGACGCGCATGAGCGCAAAGCCTGGTATCAGTCTGAACGTGAGCGTCTTAAGTTCGAACAGGAAACGGCACAACTCATTCCGGCCAGTGATGTCAGACGGGAGTTTGCCATCTGGGCAAAAGCGGTCGTGCAGGTGCTGGAGACATTACCGGATATTCTGGAACGTGACTGCGGTCTGCAGCCTGCCGCTGTGAGCCGTGTTCAGTCCATTATTGATGATCTGCGCGATCAGATAGCCCTGCGGGTGACTGAAGCAGGTGCGGATGATGAGGAGGAATTACAGCAGGAGGAGTAATGCTGAATCAGGAAACCGCAAAGGCAGCACGAACCGATTCAGGTTATATCCTTCGCGCACCGAGACGAATGCGGGTTGCTGATGCCGTTGCTCAGTATATGCGGGTGCCCATGGGGGCAGGGAACTCAGTCCCGTGGGATCCGCTGGTGGCACCGTATGTTATTGAGCCGATGAACTGCCTGGCCTCGCGTGAATACGACGCAGTGATATTTGTTGGCCCGGCACGAACCGGCAAGACTATCGGCCTGATTGACGGCTGGGTGATTTACAACGTGATTTGCGATCCTGCTGATATGCTGATCATTCAGATGACGGAGGAAAAAGCCCGCGAACACTCCAAAAAACGACTCGCCAGAACGTTTCGCGTCAGCCCGGAAGTGGTCAGTCGCCTGAGTCCGAACAAAAATGACAACAACGTTTATGACAGAACATTCCTTGCTGGTAACTACCTGAAAATCGGCTGGCCGTCAGTCAATATCATGTCCTCATCAGATTATAAATGCGTCGCGCTGACGGATTATGACCGTTTTCCGGAAGATATTGATGGCGAGGGGGATGCTTTCTCTCTTGCCTCAAAACGTACCACCACATTTATGTCCAGCGGTATGACGCTGGTGGAGAGTTCCCCCGGCAGGGATGTGAAGGATGTGAAATGGCGACGGACTTCACCGCATGAGGCTCCACCAACCACGGGGATCCTGTCGCTCTATAACCGTGGTGATCGCCGTCGCTGGTACTGGCCCTGTCCACACTGTGGTGAGTATTTTCAGCCCTGCGGCGATGTGGTTGCTGGTTTCCGTGATATTGCCGATCCCGTGCTGGCAAGTGAGGCGGCTTATATTCAGTGCCCTTCCTGTTCAGGACGGATTATGCCTGAACAAAAACGTGAGCTGAACGGACGTGGGGTCTGGTTGCGGGATGGTGAATCCATCAATGCGGATGGCAGTCGTTATGGTGATCCCCGACGCTCACGTATTGCGTCATTCTGGATGGAGGGTCCGGCAGCTGCTTACCAGACACTCTCGCAACTCGTTTACAAACTGCTTACTGCAGAACAGGAATACGAGACAACCGGAAGTGAAGAAACACTCAGGGCGGTTATCAACACCGACTGGGGATTGCCTTATCTTCCTCGTGCCAGCATGGAGCAACGAAAAAGTGAACTGCTTGAGCAGCGGGCAGAGCCAGTTCCTTCCTGCAGTGTGCCGGATGGCGTTAATTTCCTTGTGGCGACAGTGGATGTGCAGGCGGGACGTCATCGCCGTTTTGTGGTTCAGGTAACTGGCTATGGCAGTCGTGGCGAACGCTGGATTATTGATCGTTACAATATCACGCAGTCATTGCGCAGTGACTGCGACGGGGAGAGCCAGCGAATTGATCCGGCCAGCTATCCGGAAGACTGGGATGTCCTGCTGACGGATGTTTTTCATAAAAGCTGGCCGCTGGCCTCCGATCCTTCTCAACAAATGCGACTGATGGCAATGGCGGTGGACTCCGGCGGTGAAGACGGGGTCACTGATAATGCCTATAAATTCTGGCGTCGTTGCCGTCGTGATGGCCTTGGTAAACGTATTTACCTGTTTAAGGGCGACAGCATCCGGCGCGCAAAACTGATCACCCGTACATTCCCTGATAACACCGGACGAACGGGCCGACGGGCGCAGGCCGCAGGTGATGTGCCGCTCTGGCTTCTTCAGACGGATGCACTGAAAGACCGGGTGAATAACGCGTTATGGCGTGACTCGCCAGGTCCCGGCTATGTGCATTTCCCTGACTGGCTGGGGAGCTGGTTTTACGACGAACTGACGTATGAAGAGCGGAGCAGTGACGGGAAATGGAGTAAGCCGGGTCGCGGTGCCAACGAAGCTTTTGACCTGATGGTGTATGCCGAGGCTCTGGTCATTCTGCATGGATACGAAAAGATCCGCTGGCCGGATGCACCGGAGTGGGCGAGCCGGGAAACCTGGCTGGAGTGTGTCCAGGACAGTACCGAACCGTCATCCTCACCGGAACCGGTATCCACGCCTGTTAAAAAACAAAAACGGAAGAAAACAGTAACTGACGATGTTAACCCCTGGCTGACTTCCGGAGGATGGTTATGAACCAGAATGATATCGAAGCCATGATTCAGCGTTATATGGAAGCTGAAATGGCGGTGCTGGACGGAAAATCCGTCACCTTTAATGGTCAGCAGATGACCATGGAAAACTTATCTGAGATCCGGCAGGGACGGCAGGAGTGGGAGCGCCGCCTTGCGGCTCTGATTACACGACGACGGGGGCATCCCGGGTACCGGCTGGCGAGGTTCTGATGGCAATTCTTGATGATGTGATTGGCGTTTTTTCACCTGGATGGAAAGCGGCAAGGCTGCGTTCCCGTGCGGTGATCCAGGCTTATGAAGCCGTAAAAACGACGCGGACACACAAAGCCCGACGGGAGAACCGAACTGCCGACCAGCTAAGCCAGTACGGGGCCGTGTCGTTACGTGAGCAGGCCCGTTACCTTGATAACAACCACGATCTGGTTATTGGTGTATTTGACAAGCTGGAAGAACGGGTGGTGGGGAAAAACGGGATTATTGTCGAGCCACATCCGGTATTACGCAATGGGGCCATTGCCCGTGATCTGGCAGCGGAGATTCGCACCCGATGGAGTGAATGGTCTGTCAGCCCGGAAGTCACCGGGCAGTTTACCCGTCCGATGCTGGAACGTCTGATGCTGCGTACCTGGCTGCGCGATGGTGAGGTGTTTGCCCAGATGGTTTCCGGGCGCATAAACAGCCTGACGCCTTCTGCCGGTGTTCATTTCTGGCTGGAGGCGCTCGAGCCGGACTTTATTCCCATGACCAGTGATGAGAGCAACAGGCTGAATCAGGGCGTGTTTGTTGATGACTGGGGGCGTCCCGAAAAATATCTGGTGTATAAAAGCCGTCCCGTATCCGGACGGCAGATGGAAACCAAAGAAGTGGATGCAGAGCGAATGCTGCATCTTAAATTTGTTCGCCGTCTGCACCAGATGCGCGGGACGTCTTTGTTGTCCGGTGTGCTGATCCGCCTCAGTGCCCTGAAAGATTATGAAGATTATGAGCTGACTGCAGCAAGGATCGCCGCTGCTCTGGGGATGTACATCCGCAAAGGCGACGGGCAGAGCTATGAACCGGATGGTAATGGCAGCAAGGATAAGGAACGCGAGCTTACCATTCAGCCAGGCATTATTTACGATGATCTGAAACCCGGCGAAGAAATCGGAATGGTGAAGTCGGATCGCCCCAATCCTAACCTTGAAACTTTTCGTAATGGTCAGTTGCGTGCCGTGGCGGCGGGCAGTCGTCTGAGTTTTTCCAGTACAGCGCGCAACTATAACGGCACTTACAGCGCCCAGCGTCAGGAGCTGGTTGAATCTACTGATGGCTACCTGATCCTGCAGGACTGGTTTATTGGTGCCGTCACCCGCCCGATGTATCGTGCATGGCTGAAACAGGCTGTGGCATCCGGTGTTATCAGGCTACCCCGCGATCTTGACCGTTCTTCACTGTATACCGCGGTGTATTCCGGACCAGTGATGCCGTGGATTGACCCTGTTAAGGAGGCTGAGGCCTGGAAAATCCAGATTCGTGGTGGAGCGGCGACAGAATCAGACTGGGTACGTGCTGGTGGTCGTAATCCGGATGATGTCAAACGTCGGCGCAAGGCCGAAATTGATGAAAACCGCAAGCTGGATCTGGTATTTGATACCGATCCGGCCAGTGATAAAGGAGGCAGTAGTGCCGCAACGAAACGACAGGAGCCGCAGCACACCGACGACCAGTCCGAAGATTAATTCCTGGTTCAGGATGCAGGCTGGTCACCAGAGTGACGCGGATATTTATATTTATGACGAGATTGGTTTCTGGGGTGTTACAGCGAAGCAGTTTATCAGTGATCTGAATGCACTGGGCGATATCACCCACATTAATCTCCATATCAATTCACCGGGTGGCGATGTCTTTGAAGGCATCGCCATTTTTAATGCGCTGAAAACACATGGTGCGTCCATTACCGTTTATGTCGACGGTGTGGCGGCGTCAATGGCGTCGGTCATTGCGATGGTGGGAAACCCGGTCATTATGCCGGAAAACACCTTCATGATGATTCATAAACCATTTGGCTTTACGGGCGGTGATGCGGAGGACATGCGCACCTATGCCGACCTGCTCGATAAGGTTGAGGCGGTTCTGTTACCCGCTTATGCACAGAAAACCGGGAAAACCACCGATGAAATTGCTGCCATGCTGGCGGATGAGACCTGGATGTCCGGTGCCGAATGTCTGGCACATGGATTTGCTGATCAGGTGACGCCAGCCGTTAAGGCAATGGCATGTATTCAGTCAAAACGTACAGAGGAATTTAAAAAGATGCCGGAATCCATTCGAAACATGATTACTCCGCCACGCAACAGTGCTCCACGCGTACAGGATGATGAACCTGCAGCCTCCCGGACGCCAGTGCAGGCAGCAGCACCCGTGGTGGATGAAAACAGCATCCGTGCGCAGGTACTGGCAGAGCAAAAAGCGCGTGTAAACGGTATTAATGATCTGTTTGCCATGTTTGGCGGGCGTTATCAGACGCTGCAGGCTCAGTGTCTTGCCGATCCTGAGTGTTCGCTGGAGCAGGCCCGCGAAAAGCTGTTGAACGAGATGGGGCGCGAGTCCACGCCATCCAATAAAAATACCCCGGCTCATATTTATGCCGGTAACGGTAATTTTGTGGGGGACGGGATCCGCCAGGCGCTGATGGCGCGTGCCGGATTTGAAAAAACCGAACGTGATAATGTCTACAACGGGATGACCCTGCGTGAATATGCCCGTATGTCACTGACTGAACGGGGTATTGGGGTTTCCGGTTATAACCCGATGCAGATGGTCGGTGCGGCGTTCACACACAGTACGTCTGACTTCGGTAATATTCTGCTGGATGTTGCGAACAAAGCCATTCTGCAGGGCTGGGAGGATGCCCCTGAAACCTATGAACAGTGGACGCGGAAAGGTCAGTTGTCTGATTTTAAAATTGCCCATCGCGTGGGTATGGGGGGCTTCAGTGCTCTGCGTCAGGTGCGTGAAGGGGCGGAATATAAATACGTCACCACCGGAGATAAACAGGCCACTATTGCACTGGCGACCTATGGCGAGCTGTTCAGTATCACCCGTCAGGCCATTATCAATGATGATCTGAATATGCTGACCGATGTCCCGATGAAACTGGGCCGTGCGGCGAAATCCACTATTGCCGATCTGGTTTATGCCATTCTGACGTCTAACCCGAAAATCTCCACAGATAATGTAAGTCTGTTCGATAAAGCGAAACATGCAAACGTACTGGAGGGCGCTGCAATGGACGTGGCATCGCTGGATAAAGCCCGCCAGTTGATGCGTGTTCAGAAAGAGGGGGAGCGTCATCTGAATATTCGTCCTGCGTTCGTACTGGTACCGACGGCGATGGAGTCTGTTGCTAACCAGGTCATTCGCTCCTCAAGTGTCAAGGGGGCTGACATTAACGCCGGTATTATTAACCCGGTGAAAGATTTTGCGACCGTTATTGCAGAGCCTCGTCTTGATGATAACAGCCAGACCACCTTCTACCTGGCTGCGTCAAAAGGCTCCGATACGATTGAAGTGGCTTATCTCAACGGTGTGGATACGCCATATATTGATCAGATGGAGGGCTTCAGTGTGGATGGCGTGACAACGAAAGTGCGTATTGACGCCGGTGTCGCGCCAGTTGATCACCGCGGTCTGGTGAAATGTACGGCGTAAACATCGCAGACAACAACTCTGATGGCCCGTAAGGGCTTTTTTTGTACCTGAAATCAGCCCCTGAACGGGGCTGTGTGGAGACAGTTATGGCAAAGAATTTTGTAGAAGAAGGAAAAACGGTGGCGATTGTTGCCAGTGCAGCCATCAGCAGCGGAGATCTGGTGCAGGTGGGTGATGTTTTTGCGGTGGCGCTGACCGATATTCCACAAGGTGAAACAGGCGACGGTATGACCGAAGGTGTGTTTATGCTGCCTAAGCTGAAAACGGATGACATGAAAACGGGTAAGAAGGTTTATCTGAAGTCCGGAAAAGTTCAGCTGACTAACAGCGGCTCTGATCCGCTGGTCGGGGTTGTCTGGGCAGATGCCGGAACCAGTGCAGAAGAAGTGCCGGTAAAACTCAATGTCTGATCCCTTTTCCCGGCTGGCAGCGCGTATGGATGCTATCACGGTCAGAAAGATGGGAAAGACAGCCTCGATTAATGATGTCGATATGACCGTGATCCCGGGAGAAACACTGGCAGAGCTGAATGCTCTGTCCGGACCTGCGGTCTCTCTGGTGGTGTTTTCTTCGGGATACCGCCCACGGCGCGGGGATCGCGTTGTTTATGACGGACAACAATGGACGGTCACACGGCATGAACGCTTTAACGGTAAGCCAATGATCTTTATTGAGTAAAGAGGTGTGGGATGAAGGGGCTTGAGAATGCCATCCGCAATCTGAACAGCCTTGATACCCGTATGGTGCCACAGGCCAGCGCATGGGCGATAAACCGTGTGGCACAGAAAGCGGTCTCGGTTGCCACCCGGCAGGTTGCCGGGAATACCGTTGCGGGAGATAACCAGGTGAAAGGGATCCCCCTGAAACTGGTACGTCAGCGTGTCCGGGTGTTTAAAGCCAGTCCGTCAGGAAAAATGACGGCCAGGATCCGCGTTAACCGGGGCAATCTGCCCGCCATTAAGCTGGGGACAGCCCGGGTCAGACTGGCCCGGCGTGGTGGAAAACTGCAGTACCGTGGCAGCGTGCTGAAGGTGGGTAAATATCTTTTCCGGGATGCGTTTATTCAGCAACTGGCGAATGGTCGCTGGCATGTGATGCGGCGTATTGATGGCAAAAATCGTTACCCCATTGATGTGGTGAAAATCCCGCTGTCCGGACCGCTGACACAGGCATTTGAAGATGCCCGCGATCGCATCATTGCTGCGGAAATGCCGAAACAGCTGGGGTATGCACTGAAACAACAACTGAGGTTATGGCTGACCCGATGAACCGACATACACAAATCCGCCAGGCCGTACTGGCACGCCTTCGGGAACAGTGTGGAGACAGCGCCACATTTTTTGACGGGCTTCCGGCATTTATTGATGCGCAGGAACTGCCTGCCGTGGCGGTGTGGCTGAGTGATGCTCAGTACACCGGAAAAATGACGGATGAAGATGACTGGCAGGCTGTTCTGCATATTGCTGTCTTCATCCGGGCACAGGCACCGGATTCAGAGCTGGATATGTGGATGGAGAGCACCATTTTCCCGGCCCTGAATGATATACCGGCACTTTCCGGACTCATCGACACCCTGATCCCTCTCGGTTTTAACTATCAACGTGATAATGAGATGGCCACCTGGGCGATGGCGGAAATCACGTACCAGATCACGTACACGAATTAAAGGAGGTGGCAATGACCACACCAAATCCACTGGCAAAAACGAAAGGTGCGGGAACGACGTTCTGGATGTACACCGGCAAGGGCGATGCGTTTGCGAACCCTTTATCGGACACTGACTGGCTGCGTCTTGCGATGGTGAAGGATCTGCAACCTGGCGAAATGACCGCTGATGCAGAAGATGACACTTATCTCGATGATGAAGATGCAGACTGGAAAACGACAACCCAGGGGCAGAAATCCGTCGGTGATACTTCGGCGACGCTGGCCTGGCGTCCGGGTGACAGCGGGCAGAAAAAACTGGTTCAGTTGTTCGACTCCGGTGAAGTCTGCGCGTTTCGTATCAAATATCCCAACGGCACTGTTGATGTTTTCCGTGGCTGGCTGAGCTCACTGGGTAAAACCATTGCCTCAAAAGACGTGATGACCCGCACAGTGAAAATCAGCGGTGTGGGGCGTCCGTATCTGGCAGAGGAAGGCACTGAAACAGTGAGCGTTACCGGGCTGACGGTGGCACCGGCATCTGCCAGTGTAAAAGTGGGAGCAACCACCACGCTGACCTTTACAGTAAAACCTGACGGAGCCAGTGACAAAGCGATCAGTGTGCATTCGACAGATCCACAGACTGCCACGGTGACCCTGAACGGGCTTGTGGCCACGGTGAAAGGCGTGAAGCAGGGCAGTGTCAGCATTGTGGGCATGACTTCTGACGGCGATTTTGTGGCAGTGGCTGCGGTGGCTGTCAGCGCCGCAGGTTAACAGGACGATACTCATCATTTGCCCCGGTTATCCGGGGCTTTTTTGCAGGTGGAGAACATGATGTTTCTGAAACAGGGCACGTTTAATTATGAAAAGCAGTCCGTGGTGCTCAGTGAGCTGTCCGGGCTGCAGAGAATTGAATATCTGGCGTTTGTTCAGCAGCGAACGGCAAAGTTTGATGCCGAAGAGGGAGAACTGCCGGAGGCTGAACGACAGATTGCTTTTCTGCGGATGGGGATGGATATCAATGCCTGGCTGGTTTCCCGCTCACTGTGGAATGCGGAACAGTCTCAGGATGTTGAGACGCTTTGCGCATCCGTTATTACAACATGGTCGTATGATGCCCTGGGAGCGGGGGCGGAGATGGTTCTGTCGCTGAGCGGTATGGGAGTCATTGAGAATGCCGGGGATTTGGAGCATGAGGTGCTGACGCCGGAAAAGTCCTGACGCGGGAAATGCAGTTTGTCATGCGGCTTGCCCGGGAGTTCCGGCGGGCAGACTGGCGGCGGATGCTGTCGGAAATGTCGGCCACTGAGCTTGGTGAGTGGGGCGATTATTTCCGGATGCAGAGCTTCAGTGATGTGTGGATGGATGCGCAGTTTGCCTCGCTGAAGGCATTGATCGTGAGAATGGTGTCCGGTAGCAGTGATGCTGCGGTGGCTGATTTCAGCCTTTTACCGGAAGAGAACGGGATACCGGAGCGAACGGACGAAGAACTGATGCATCTTGGGGAAGGTATTTCCGGAGGTGTGCGTTATGGACCAGATAGCCAACCTGGTCATTGATTTGGGGATTGATGCGGCAGAGTTTAAAAATGAAATTCCCCGTATCAAAAACCTTCTGAATGGTGCAGCCAGCGATGCAGAACGGTCTTCTGCCCGTATGCAGCGTTTTATGGAGCGTCAGACTCAGGCCGCCCGGCAGACAATGCAGGCGGCTTCTTCGGCTGCAACAGCCGCATCCGTCCATGCGCAGACGGTGGAGAAGAGCGCACAGGCTCATGAACGCATGGCCCGCGAGGTGGAGCAAACCCGCCAGCGTATGGAGGCACTGAGCCAGAAAATGCGCGAGGAACAGGCGCAGGCCATGGCTCTGGCGGAGGCTCAGGATAAAGCGGCTGCCGCGTTTTATCGTCAGATTGACAGTGTGAAACAGGCCAGTGCGGGGCTGCAGGAATTACAGCGTATTCAGCAGCAGATCCGACAGGCCAGAAACAGTGGCGGGATTGGTCAGCAGGATTATCTGGCGCTGATTTCTGAGGTTACGGCGAAAACCCGTGTTCTTACGCAGGCTGAGGAAGAGGCTACCCGACAGAAAGTGGCGTTTATCCGTCAGCTTAAAGAGCAGGCAACCCGCCAGAATCTTTCTTCTTCTGAGTTGCTTCGTGCCAGGGCTGCCCAGCTGGGGGTAAGCAGTGCTGCAGAAGTGTATATCCGCAAAATGGAGCAGGCAGGAAAAGCCACGCATTCGCTGGGTCTGAAAAGTGCAGCGGCCCGCCAGGAGATAGGCGTTCTGATAGGTGAACTGGCCCGCGGCAATTTAGGGGCGCTGAGGGGATCCGGGATAACGCTGGCTAACCGTGCCGGATGGATAGACACTCTGATGTCACCGAAAGGCATGATGCTTGGCGGGGTTATTGGCGGTATTGCCGCGTCCGTCTATGGTCTGGGTAAAGCCTGGTATGACGGTCAGAAGGAGGGGGAAGAATTTAACCGCCAGTTGTCGCTGACGGGGCATTATGCCGGAGTCACTGCCGGGCAGCTGTGGACGCTCAGTCGTGCTATTTCCGGGAATGGTATCACGCAACATGCTGCAGCCGGTGCGCTGGCTCAGGTGGTGGGGAGTGGTGCATTTCGTGGAAACGATATCGGTATGGTGGCGAGAGCTGCCGCACAGATGGAGCGATCGGTTGGCCAGTCGGTCAGCGATACCATAAATCAGTTTAAGCGGCTGAAGGATGATCCTGTAAATGCCGCGAAGGCTCTGGACAATGAGCTGCATTTTCTTACTGCCACTCAGCTTGAGCAGATACGCGTCCTTGGAGAGCAGGGGCGCTCCAGTGATGCGGCACGGATAGCCATGTTTGCACTGGCAGAGGAAACCGGTCGGCGTACTGCGGATATTGATAATAACCTCAATGCGCTGGGTAGTACGCTGCAAACCTTGTCTGACTGGTGGAAGCAGTTCTGGGATGCGGCCATGAATATTGGTCGTGAAGATTCGCTGGATGCGCAGATTGCCACTTTGCAGGAGAAAGTATCGCGGGCGAAAAGACTCCCCTGGACGGCATCATCTTCTCAGGTTGAATACGATCAGCAGCGTCTTAACGAGCTTCAGGAGAAAAAACGCCAGAAGGATTTGCAGGATGCAAAAGAGCAGGCAGAGCGGAATTATCAGGAGCAACAGAAACGCCGTAATGCTGAAAATGCTGCACTGAACCGGATGAATGAAACGGAAGCAGCACGACATCAGCGTGAAATTGCGCGTATTAATGCCATGCAGTACGCCGATCAGGCTGTCAGGGATGCGGCGATACAACGTGAAAATGAACGTTACGAGAAAGCCCTGGCATCCGGTAAGAAAAAAACACGCGAAACCCGTAATGATGAGGCCACCCGGTTATTGCTGCAGTACAGCCAGCAACAGGCACAGGTGGAAGGGCAGATTGCTGCTGCCAGACAGTCAGCAGGCATTGCCACTGACAGGATGACAGAAGCGCATAAACAGCTTCTGGCTCTGCAGCAGCGCATCAGCGACCTGGACGGGAAAAAACTGACGGCAGATGAAAAGAGTGTGCTGGCCCGTAAAGATGAACTGATTCAGGCACTGACGCTGCTGGATGTAAAACAGCAGGAGCTTCAGAAACAGACGGCACTCAACGATCTGAAGAAAAAAACAATTCAGCTGACCAGTCAACTGGCTGAAGAAGAGCGCGCTCAGCGTCAGCAACATGACCTGGATATCGCCACGGTGGGTATGGGTGATCAGCAGCGGCAGCGATATCAGGTACAACTGAGCCTTCGCCAGAAATACCAGCAACAGCTGGAGCAGTTGAGGCGGGATAGTGAGCAGAAAGGGACATATAACACGGATGACTACAGAAAGGCCGAGCAGGCGCTGACGGAGAGCCTGAACAGGCAACTGAATGAGAATCGCCGTTACTGGCAACAGCTTGAAATTGCTCAGGGTAACTGGAAAAACGGTGCCATGCGGGCGTTTCAGAATTTCACGGCAGATGCGGATAATGCGGCAGGCACTGCGGAGCAGATGCTTACAGCGGCATTTAATAGTGCAGGTAATGCACTGGCAACATTCTGTACCACCGGAAAACTGAACTTTAAATCTTTTACCGCCTCGCTCCTTTCTGATCTGGCAAAAATCATGGCTCAGATGTCCATGATGCAGGCAGTTAAGGGGATTGGTTCGGCGTTTGGCTGGGGGAGTGCAGCAACTGCCAGTGTGACGCCCAATGCTGATGGTGGTGTTTATCAGTCTGCTGATTTGAGTCGCTACAGTGGCACGGTGGTTAACCGTCCGACGTTTTTTGCTTTTGCAAAAGGTGCAGGTGTGATGGGGGAAGCTGGGCCTGAAGCCATTCTGCCTCTGCGTCGTGGTGCTGACGGTAAGCTGGGGGTTGTGGCGGATATTGGTGGGTCAGGTATGGCGATGTTTGCCCCGCAGTACAACATCGAGATCAATAACGATGGCACGAACGGGCAGATAGGTCCGGCTGCCCTGAAGGTGGTTTATGACCTCGGGAAAAAAGCAGCAGCGGACTTTATGCAACAGCAGTCCCGTGATGGTGGTCGGTTAAGTGGAGCATATCGGTAATGGAGACGTTTCACTGGAAAGTGCGCCCGGATATGAATGTGGTATCAGAGCCGAAAGTGGTGACAGTGAAGCTGGGCGATGGTTATGAACAGCGTCGTGCGGCGGGACTGAATAACCAGTTGTCGACTTACAGCGTGACGATACGTGTTCGTAAATGTGAACACCCATCTTTAAAAGCCTTTCTGGAACGGCACGGTGGCGTCCGTGCATTTCAGTGGACGCCACCTTATGACTGGAAACCGATCAGGGTGGTTTGTCGTAAATGGTCGGCAAGCGTGGGGGCGCTGTGGGTAACCATAACGGCAGATTTTGAACAGGTCGTGGCATAGGAGGCTCTGATGCAGGATATTCCACAGGAAACACATCATGAGACGACACGCCTCACTCAGTCAGCCCAGGTGGTGCTCTGGGAAATCGATCTGACAGAGGTCGGTGGTGAACGTTATTTTTTCTGTAATGAGCAGAACGAAAAAGGTGAGCCGGTTACCTGGCAGGGGCGGCAGTATCAGGCATACCCCATTCAGGGGACAGGATTTGAACTGAACGGCAAGGGCAGTGCTGCCCGTCCGACACTGACGGTTTCTAACCTGCACGGTATGGTCACCGGGATGGCGGAAGATCTGCAGAGTCTGGTCGGCGGAACGGTGGTCCGGCGTAAGGTTTACGCCCGTTTTCTGGATGCGGTGAACTTCGTCAACGGAAACAGTGACGCCGACCCGGAGCAGGAGGTGATCAGCCGCTGGCGCATCGAGCAGTGCAGCGAACTGAGCGCGGTCAGTGCCTCTTTTGTACTGGCCACGCCGACGGAAACGGACGGCGCTGTTTTTCCGGGACGTATCATGCTGGCCAACACCTGCACCTGGACCTATCGCGGCGATGAGTGCGGTTATCACGGTCCGGCGGTCGCGGATGAATATGACCAGCCAACGTCCGATATCACGAAGGATAAATGCAGCAAATGCCTGAGCGGTTGTAAGTTCCGCAATAACGTCGGCAACTTTGGCGGCTTCCTTTCCATTAACAAACTTTCGCAGTAATCCCATGACAGAGACAGAATCAGCGATTCTGGCGCACGCCCGGCGATGTGCGCCAGCGGAGTCGTGCGGCTTCGTGGTGAGAACGCCGGAGGGAGAAAGATATTTTCCCTGCGTGAATATCTCCGGTGAGCCGGAGGAGTATTTCCGGATGTCGCCGGAGGACTGGCTGCGGGCAGAAATGCAGGGTGAGATTGTGGCGCTGGTCCACAGCCACCCCGGTGGTCTGCCCTGGCTGAGTGAGGCTGACCGGCGGCTGCAGGTGCAGAGTGATTTGCCGTGGTGGCTGGTCTGCCGGGGTGAGATTCATAAATTCCGCTGTGTGCCGCATCTCACCGGGCGGCGCTTTGAGCACGGGGTGACGGACTGTTACACGCTGTTCCGGGATGCTTACCATCTGGCGGGGATTGAGATACCGGATTTTCATCGCGGGGATGACTGGTGGCGTAACGGTCAGAATCTCTATCTGGATAATCTGGAGGCCACAGGGCTGTATCAGGTGCCGTTGTCAGCGGCGCAGCCGGGCGATGTGCTGCTGTGCTGTTTTGGTTCATCGGTGCCGAATCATGCCGCTATTTACTGCGGCGACGGCGAGCTGCTGCACCATATTCCTGAACAACTGAGCAAACGAGAGAGGTATACCGACAAATGGCAGCGACGCACACACTCCCTCTGGCGTCACCGGGCATGGCACGCATCTGCCTTTACGGGGATTTGCAACGATTTGGCCGCCGCATCGACCTTCGTGTGAAAACGGGGGCCGAAGCCATCCGGGCGCTGGCCACACAGCTCCCGGCGTTTCGTCAGAAACTGAATGACGGCTGGTATCAGGTGCGCATTGCCGGGCGTGATGCAGGTGAAACCGAATTATCTGCCCGTCTTAATGAGCCGCTGGCAAATGGTGCCGTGATCCATATCGTGCCGCGTCTGGCGGGAGCTAAAAGTGGCGGTGTGTTTCAGGTGGTGCTGGGGGCGGCGTTGATTGCGGTGGCATGGTGGAACCCTGTGGGCTGGCTGGGTGCCGCGGCTGTATCGGGCATGTATGCGGCAGGGGCCAGTATGATCCTGGGCGGTGTGGCGCAGATGCTGGCACCGAAAGCCAGGACGTCCACGGCAGCCAGTACAGATAACGGCAAACAGAACACCTATTTTTCCTCACTGGATAACATGGTTGCTCAGGGCAATGTTTTGCCTGTTCTGTACGGTGAAATGCGTGTGGGGTCGCGGGTGGTTTCTCAGGAGATCAGCACGGCAGACGAAGGGGACGGTGGTCAGGTTGTGGTGATTGGTCGCTGATGCAAAATGTTTTATGTGAAACCGCCTCCGGGCGGTTTTGTCGTTTATGGAGCATGACGAATGGGTAAAGGCAGCAGTAAGGGGCATACCCCGCGCGAAGCGAAGGACAACCTGAAATCCACGCAGTTGCTGAGTGTGATTGATGCCATCAGTGAAGGGCCGATTGAAGGTCCGGTGGATGGATTAAAAAGCGTGCTGCTGAACAGTACGCCGGTGCTGGACACTGAGGGGAATACCAACATCTCCGGTGTCACGGTGGTGTTCCGGGCAGGTGAGCAGGAGCAGACTCCGCCGGAGGGATTTGAATCCTCCGGCTCCGAGACGGTGCTGGGTACGGAAGTGAAATATGACACGCCGATCACCCGGACCATCACGTCTGCAAATATCGACCGTCTGCGCTTTACCTTCGGTGTGCAGGCACTGGTGGAAACCACCTCAAAGGGGGACAGGAATCCGTCGGAAGTCCGCCTGCTGGTTCAGATACAACGTAACGGTGGCTGGGTGACAGAAAAAGACATCACCATTAAGGGCAAAACCACTTCACAGTATCTGGCCTCGGTGGTGGTGGATAACCTGCCGCCGCGCCCGTTTAATATCCGGATGCGCAGGATGACGCCGGACAGCACCACAGACCAGCTGCAGAACAAAACGCTCTGGTCGTCATACACCGAAATTATCGATGTGAAACAGTGCTACCCGAACACGGCACTGGTCGGCGTGCAGGTGGACTCGGAGCAGTTCGGCAGCCAGCAGGTGAGCCGTAATTATCATCTGCGCGGGCGCATTCTGCAGGTGCCGTCGAACTATAACCCGCAGACGCGGCAATACAGCGGTATCTGGGACGGAACGTTTAAGCCAGCATACAGCAACAACATGGCCTGGTGTCTGTGGGATATGCTGACCCATCCGCGCTACGGCATGGGGAAACGTCTTGGTGCGGCGGATGTGGATAAATGGGCGCTGTATGTCATCGGCCAGTACTGCGACCAGTCAGTGCCGGACGGCTTTGGCGGCACGGAGCCGCGCATCACCTGTAATGCGTACCTGACCACACAGCGCAAGGCGTGGGATGTGCTCAGTGATTTCTGCTCGGCGATGCGCTGTATGCCGGTATGGAACGGGCAGACGCTGACGTTCGTGCAGGACCGACCGTCGGATAAGGTGTGGACCTATAACCGCAGTAATGTGGTGATGCCGGATGATGGCGCGCCGTTCCGCTACAGCTTCAGCGCCCTGAAGGACCGCCATAATGCCGTTGAGGTGAACTGGATTGACCCGAATAACGGCTGGGAGACGGCGACAGAGCTTGTGGAGGACACGCAGGCCATTGCCCGTTACGGTCGTAACGTCACGAAGATGGATGCCTTTGGCTGTACCAGCCGGGGGCAGGCACATCGCGCCGGGCTGTGGCTGATTAAAACAGAACTGCTGGAAACGCAGACCGTGGACTTCAGCGTGGGCGCAGAAGGGCTTCGCCATGTGCCGGGCGATGTCATTGAAATCTGTGATGATGACTATGCCGGTATCAGCATCGGCGGGCGCGTGCTGGCGGTAAACAGCCAGACCCGGACGCTGACGCTCGACCGTGAAATCACGCTGCCATCCTCCGGTACCACGCTGATAAGCCTGGTTGACGGAAGTGGCAATCCGGTCAGCGTGGAGGTTCAGTCCGTCACCGACGGCGTGAAGGTGAAAGTGAGCCGTGTTCCTGACGGCGTTGCTGAATACAGCGTGTGGGGGCTGAAGCTGCCGACGCTGCGCCAGCGCCTGTTCCGCTGCGTGAGTATCCGTGAGAACGACGACGGCACGTATGCCATCACCGCCGTGCAGCATGTACCGGAAAAAGAAGCCATCGTGGATAACGGGGCGCACTTTGACGGCGACCAGAGCGGCACGGTGAATGGTGTCACGCCGCCAGCGGTGCAGCACCTGACTGCCGAAGTCACCGCAGACAGCGGGGAATATCAGGTGCTGGCGCGCTGGGACACGCCGAAGGTGGTGAAGGGTGTGAGCTTTATGCTTCGCCTGACCGTAACAGCGGATGACGGCAGTGAGCGGCTGGTCAGCACGGCCCGGACGACGGAAACCACTTACCGCTTCACACAACTGGCGCTGGGGAACTACAGGCTGACAGTCCGGGCAGTAAATGCGTGGGGGCAGCAGGGCGATCCGGCGTCGGTATCGTTCCGGATTGCCGCACCGGCAGCGCCGTCGCGGATTGAGCTGACGCCGGGCTATTTTCAGATAACCGCCACGCCGCATCTTGCGGTTTATGATCCGACGGTACAGTTTGAGTTCTGGTTCTCGGAAAAGCGGATTGCGGATATCAGGCAGGTTGAAACCACAGCACGCTATCTTGGCACGGCGCTGTACTGGATAGCCGCCAGTATCAATATCAAACCGGGCCATGATTATTACTTTTATATCCGCAGTGTGAACACCGTTGGCAAATCGGCATTCGTGGAGGCTGTCGGTCAGCCGAGTGATGATGCATCAGGCTATCTGGATTTTTTCAAAGGAGAAATCGGGAAAACACATCTGGCCCAGGAGCTGTGGACGCAGATTGATAACGGTCAGCTTGCGCCTGACCTGGCTGAAATCAGGACGTCCATTACGGATGTCAGCAATGAAATCACGCAGACCGTCAATAAGAAACTGGAAGACCAGAGTGCGGCAATCCAGCAGATACAGAAGGTTCAGGTTGATACAAATAATAACCTGAACAGCATGTGGGCTGTGAAGCTGCAGCAGATGCAGGATGGACGCCTTTATATCGCGGGTATTGGTGCCGGTATTGAGAACACCCCTGACGGCATGCAGAGTCAGGTGCTGCTGGCGGCGGACAGGATTGCGATGATTAATCCTGCGAATGGCAACACAAAGCCGATGTTTGTTGGGCAGGGCGATCAGATATTCATGAACGAAGTGTTCCTGAAATATCTGACGGCTCCCACCATTACCAGCGGCGGTAATCCTCCGGCATTTTCCCTGACACCGGACGGGCGGCTGACGGCGAAAAATGCCGATATCAGCGGTAACGTGAATGCGAACTCCGGGACGCTCAACAACGTCACGATTAACGAGAACTGCCGGGTTCTGGGAAAACTGTCCGCGAACCAGATTGAAGGCGATCTCGTTAAAACAGTGGGCAAAGCTTTCCCCCGGGACTCCCGTGCACCGGAACGGTGGCCATCAGGGACCATTACCGTCAGGGTTTATGACGATCAGCCGTTTGACCGGCAAATTGTTATTCCGGCGGTGGCATTCAGCGGTGCCAGACATGAACGGGAGAATAGCGATACTTATTCGTCATGCCGCCTGATAGTGAAGAAAAACGGGGCTGAAATTTATAACCGAACGGCTCTGGATAATACTCTGATTTACACGGGTGTTATTGATATGCCTGCAGGCAGTGGCGTAATGACACTGGAGTTTTCTGTATCAGCATGGTGGGTAAATGGCTGGTATCCCACAGCAAGTATCAGTGATTTGCTGGTTGTTGTGATGAAGAAAGCCACTGCAGGCATCACGATTAGCTGAATTTTATAACCCAGATACGGGCGCCAGAAATGGCGCCTTTTTTATTTGTGGAGTGAATATGGCAGTACAGATTTCAGGTGTGCTGAAAGATGGTGCGGGAAAACCAATACAGAACTGCACTATTCAACTGAAGGCAAAGCGTAACAGCACCACGGTACTGGTGAACACGGTGGCATCTGAAAATCCTGATGAAGCCGGGCGTTACAGTATGGACGTTGAGTATGGTCAGTACAGCGTCATCCTGTGGATTGAGGGTTCTCAGCCATCACATGTTGGGACCATTACCGTCTATGAAGGTTCCAGTCCGGGGACGCTGAATGATTTTCTCGGTGCCATGACGGAAGATGATGTCATGCCGGAGGCATTGCGCCGTTTTCAGGAAATGGTGGAAGAAGCGGCACGCAACGCCGAAGCCGCCTCTCAGAGCGCAGCGGCGGCAAAGAAATCCGAAACTGCAGCGGCATCATCGAAGAACGCGGCGAAAACCTCAGAAACGAATGCAGCTAACAGCGCACAGGCGGCAGCGACCTCAAAGACTGCATCGGCAAACTCCGCGACAGCAGCCAAAAAATCAGAAACCAACGCGAAAAACAGCGAGACAGCCGCAAAGACGAGCGAAACCAACGCAAAGTCCAGCCAGACGGCAGCGAAAACCAGCGAAACGAATGCCAAAGCCAGTGAAACTGCGGCGAAAAACAGCCAGGCTGCAGCAGCTGAAAGCGAGAGCGCGGCGGCCGGTTCTGCGACTTCAGCAGCCGGATCAGCAACTGCTGCGGCTAACAGTCAGAAAGCAGCGAAGACGAGTGAAACTAACGCAAAGTCCAGCCAGACGGCAGCGAAGACCAGCGAAACGAATGCCAAAGCCAGCGAAACTGCAGCGAAAAGCAGTCAGGATGCAGCAGCCGAAAGCGAGAGTGCTGCAGCTGGTTCTGCAACAGCGGCAGCTAATAGCCAAAAAGCTGCAAAAGCCAGTGAAACTAACGCAAAGACGAGTGAAACAAAAGCAGCAGCTAGCGAGACAGAAGCAACGTCAGCCGCAACAAGAGCAGAGAATGCAGCCCGGATTGCAGAAGATGCCGCTGATCCTGCTTCTGTCCCTCCGCTTCCTGATATCTGGCTACCCTTGAATGATTCTCTGGAAGCGATAACAGGGTATGCCCCGGGCTATAAAACAATAACCATCGGCAGTGATGAAATAACAATGCCTGTTAATGGCATATGCCAATTTAGCCGGGCTTCATCTGCAACGTATATTGATAAGTCCGGGCATATTACCGTGGCAGGGAATAACGTTCCTCGTTTTGAAAAATATGGTTTGCTGATAGAGAATCAGCGAACAAACATGTTCGTAAATAGTTTTAATCCTGATGCCTGGAATAAAAGCGGTGGTATATCTGTAACATCATCAACAGATGAATTTGAGTTTAAATATGGACGTTTCACAGTAGGAAGCGACATAGCAGGAACGACAACAGGGAGAAATATATGCACAGTTGCTGGTAATAAAGGCATAGATGTGACTGGCGATGATCAGTACAGTAAAGGTCCGTATGTTACCGCGTCGTTCAGGGTAAGAAGTGATCTCAATGTTCGCGCACGTATCCGTTTTGAACGGTATAACTCGGAAGGATACACTTTCCTTTGTGACGCCTATTTGTCATTACAGACCCATGAACTACAAATTACGGGTGGTAATGCCCAGCTATTAACAGCAAACTTTGAAATCGATCCAGGTAGTGGATGGATATATTTTCAGGCAACCCTGAAATGTCTGCCAGAATGGGGAATGGTTGGTACGCAGTTGCAAATTGCAGCCGACAGAGCTGTGGGGTCTTTTGCAACAGGTGACTGGATAGAAGTAACCACCCCGCAATTTGAGTATGGTGCTTGTGCAACATCCTTTATCATAACGACAACAGAGCCAGCTACTCGTGCATCAGATTTATGTAAATTTCCGCTGATGAAAAATATGTATACCATGCCTTTTACGTTCATGGTGGAAGTCCATAAAAACTGGTTTATTTCTCATAATGCTGCACCGCGTGTCATTGATTCAGAAAATCACCAGTCCGGGGGCCCATTTATTATGGGGTTTGGTTCTTCTGGAACTATTAGTCAGGACGGTTATTCGTATTGCGATATAGGCGGGGCTAACCGACGTGTATATGAGTCATGCGGAGTAAGAGATCTCGTTATGGGATTCAGGGTTAAGGCTGACGGCATGACATGCTCATTTGCAAATAAGCATATAAGCACAGAAACAAAAACAGTATGGAAATATATTCGTGAAGCTGCCGTGATTCGTATCGGGGGGCAAACGACGACAGGATTACGACACCTTAATGGTCATATAAAAAACCTCCGTTTCTGGAACAGAGCATTGTCAGATACGCAGCTTAAGGAATACGTATAATGCGGGATATAACATTACGATTCGATAACAGAGAACAGTTTAACGCAATTGTATATGACAGTGGCCTGTTCAGTCTTGAAGAAGAAAATGGGGTTCTTGTTGATGTTATTGGCTGCATTATCGATTACGAGGAGCCAGAAAACGAAAGATGTACAGGCATTGATCGCGGTGGTTTTTTCGTAAACATGAGGATTGTTGATGGCAGTAAAAACATATCTTCTTTAATGCCTTTCATTACGACAGATCAGCATGTAAGGACATGGGCTTAATGGAGTAAGACAATGGTTACAAAAACAGTAATTCCGGGAGACATCACCACGCTAAAGGGAGATATTTCCTCAATTAACGGAAAAGTATCAACGCTTCAGACTGAGATGACCAGTGCAAAGCAGGATATCAGCTCCAGATACACAAAAACTGAAGTTGATAATAAGCTGAAAAACAAACTGGAAGTGAATGCTCTCGAAAGCGGTAATTATGGTGGAGATTTTTACCCGCTGACTGGCCGCGAAGCGTTTTATTTATGGGGGTTGGGCACGACTACTGCGGCGGCAAACCTTTATCTTAATCCTGACCCTGCAATTTCGTCTGTACTGCGGTCAACATCGTCTATCCGCTATAAACATTCAGTAGAGACGATAGATTCAGAGCACGCCGATGTCATTTTCAGGATGCGCCCTGTGTGGTACAGGTCGCAATGCGAAAATGACAGGCGTGACTGGGGGTTCTACGGATTGATTGCCGAGGAAGTAGGAGAAATTGCCCCTCAGTTTGTACACTGGCGACCAGCTAACGAAGATGATGCTCCTGAAGCTATTTCCAGCAATGGCCTTGTTGCCGAAGGTGTAATGTACGAACGTCTGGTTGTTCCACTGATTCACCATATCCAGAAACTGACTGAAAGAGTTGATGAACTTGAGTCAGAATTAAAGTTGTTATTAACTTCCCGAAGCGATATCGGATAAAGGAGGAATAATGGATATAACACCTTTCCTTCATGCACTTTGTGCTGTGGCTGCGCAGGTACTGGTTGGTCTTTTTACCGGAAACTGGGCTTACGGGGCGATAGCCGGTTGTACGTTCTTCATTGCGCGTGAACACACCCAGGCAGAATATCGCTGGATTGAAATGTTCGGGCATGGCAAGCGGATGAATATGCCGTGGTGGGGCGGTTTTGATCCGCGCGCGTGGGATGTGGCAAGCCTGATGGATTTTGCTGTGCCGGTGGTGGCGTGTCTGCTGATCTGGCTGTTGATCCGTTAAATATAAAAAGCCGCAGTAACTTGCCATGGCAGGATACTGCGGCTGGTTTGTGAGTTTAAATAGTGTGTTTATTGCGGTATATTTAAAGGACTTAATGGATTACATATCTATGATATTCCTGAGATATCCTCTTCAAGCTCTTTTACTGATTTCGCAATTTTAAATTTAAACTTCCTCTCTATTTCACTATTGCTAAGTTTTTTTTCCTTCTCTTTACCTATCCACATAGAAACAAGTTCTCGTTTCTGAGATATATGTAAATTATCAAAGTTAGGTATGTATTTAAAAGTCTCCGCTCTACCTCTGCGGAGTTCATAGAAAGTTTTAATCAAAGACTTTGGTTTTATTTCTGATGAAAGGCCGAATCGGCGGATAAGATTATTGATAGTATGATTAACAGAGCGAAGTTGAGCTGTTGAGGTTATTTGTGAGAAGTACGATACCCATCCCAATCGTTTACCTTCAAACACACATCCCGTAATTCTGAGATTTAGTTTCCACTGACAATATGCAACAGCTCGTTCTTTATCACGCTTACTTTTAGCTTGTAGTAGAGCGTGCCTGTATGCAGTAAAAATCCTTGCTAAAGATGACTCAAATCTAAGAATGCTCTCATGTTTTATCAATAATTCTCGATTTTCTATGTGGTATCCCAAAAAGTTAAAACTTTCATCCAAGCTGCCTACTTTGGATTTTGAGTTCTCTTCATTTAATGGATGTGGGTTTAAATTTAATGATTGAAGCTTATCAATGATATGAGACGCTATTTTTGTTGCTTGATATTTTGGTGTTAAAATAAGAATGTCATCAACGTATCGCATGTACCATATGTCATGCATTTTATTGATTTCATCATCAAAATTAGATAGTGATATTTCAGCTAAAATGTTTGATATCGCTAATCCCTGAGGTACCCCTCTGGTATTATTCGGGATACCTTTGCTTCCTGTTGTTCCACTTACAGTAGGCACGATTAATGATGATGTTATTAACTGTCTAATTTCTTTTTTTCTAATTTTATTTTTTATTGCATTAATTATCAATTTATGTTCAATTGAAGGATAGAAACTTTTAAGATCTATTTTTGCATATTCAGCATAAAGACTGCTGTTTAATGCTTCTTTCAATGAGTCAATTACTGTATGTGGTAGTTTTAATCTGGAGTTAGGATATATTTCCGTAAGGCATTCACAGAGAGCTCTAAGAGTAATTCTGTCCCTAGCAGTTGGTATGGAAATCTGTCTGGGTGTAGAGTTAGCGCCTTTAGATATTAATTTTTCTTTATATGCTGTAAATTTGTAATTGCCAGAGTTAACCTTTTCAAAAATGAAAGCGATCTCATTTTTTATTGTCAAATCAAGTTTTGATGGGCGAATCCGATCTATGCCAATCGCTCCTGATTCTTTGATTTTTTCAGTGTATACTTTTAGAAGGTTTTTTTTCGAGAATGACTTTTTAAAAATTCTGCTTGCAGTCATAGTCAATCCAAAGATATATTAATGGGAGTATATAAAGGGCGGCAGTAGTAAATATTCGAAGTAATATCCATAAAATAACAATTATTTTTTCTTTTTGTGTGGGGATCCTCGTCGTAAGTCCAACTTGAGTTACCCTTGAAATTTTATCATCTATGTCACGGTGATTCTCAACCTCATTGAGCAAATTAAAATATTTTTCTTTCTGTTCAAGAGTTAACTGTTGACTGGTGGTAATGTCAAAATAGAGTCGCTGTAGTGCAATATAATTCCTTCTCATGGCTATTGCTCGACCACGAAAATCTAGGTTAGATACGATCAGCGAAATACCCAGTAGGGCCACCGAAAGTATTGCCGCAACGATATCTGTGTTATCTCCTAGAACTTTTGGAAATCGCAACGTTACAATTGAAAGTACCGCACTCAATATAGCATACCAAACGAGGATAAATTGAGAGTGCTTTTCAAGCCATTCTAGTCGATGGTGCGCTTGGATACGGGCTTTATATGTAAACCAAATATTGTCATGCAT